GTTTCAACATCTTTCTTGAATTGCTCCTTACTAATTCCCCATTTTGCTAGATAAGGGTAAGGGTCTATGTGATCTGAGAAGTTGTTAGGTTGGTTATTCGTGCAATAATAGTGCGTTTTAATTCCCTCTAAACTATCAGTATCAACCGTGATAGGTATTCCAGCTTGATTTGCTAAATCTCTTAAAAGTTGAATATAGATTTCATAGTCAGCTCTAAATTCTTCATAAGTCTGATGGCTTTCTATAAGTTCAACTGCTGCGAATGTTTCATTGTTCCAACCTCCGCCAACGTCCCATGCTCCTTGACCTACGTATGCTGTTTGATAGACTTTACCATTTCCAACCACGTGAGTATAGAAGCCACTATTTAGATCTTTATTTCTCATGTAAGTAGCTTCACCGCTTGCCTTACTTGTTGGGTTCCCTGTTGAATGTGCGTGAATTTGTCGATAAGGTGCAACCCCTACTTGTGGGGTTTGTCTTAGGTAAGTAGTATCTTCAGTATATGAACCGTTTGAATTTTCAGTTTCAAATTCTGGTCTAATCCATCCGATTATACCTGTAAAATCACGCTCGTTTAATCGAGCTGGACCACCAACTGTTAATGCGTCAGCATTGCCATCTATATTTTGCTCAACTGTTTTGATAGTATAACCGTCACTATCTTCTAGTACTACTCCTGTGTGTCCGTAAGGGTGTGTTGGCACACTCATAACGAATACATCTCCAGCCTTAGGATTAACCCCTGGAGCGTCATATATAACCGTCATTCCCTGCCTTTTGGCGCTGTCTAGTAAATCAATTGCATTTCCTGGTAACTTGATTTTCCAAAACTTATATAAATAACGGTTGACTTCATCAACACATTGTGCATCATATACTCCGTCAAAGTCATGTGGTTGGTTGATTCCGTCTTTTAAAAATTTTAGTGCTTCACTAAATACTACCATCCTTTTTATCCTCCGTGTTGTTTCTTGATTGCTTAACTACTTGATGTGTTCCCACACTTGCAAGCCCTAAAAGTACTGCATTAGTATCTTTGAAGACTGCCCACCCGATTAAACCACCTAACACTCCTAAAAGTTGTGGTATTAATTCAGTTGGGAAAGTCTTCCACTCTTTTAAGAACTTACCTAATAGGTTAAGTCCGAATACGATTAATGTTAATAAAATTGGTTGTAATTGTTCCATTTGTTTTTCCTCCTATTTTTGAATTGGTAATGTTTTGAATCTATTAAATAAAGTTTCTATCTTACCATTACCACCGATTTCTGCGTAACTCTTATATAAACCACTTAATTCTGATAAATCTTCACTTGTAGTATATCCACGTTCTATTGCCTCGCTAAATTCTTTATGTAACCTGAAAGACATGATGCTTTTATTTGAGTTCCGATTATGTAGTCCTATTTGTGTTACTTCATCGACTTTATCTTGCGTGTTCTTTACTTCCATACTTACCTTATCAAGTTGCTTTTCTGTTTTATCCTGCGTGCTTTTTACTTCGCTACTTAGCTGTTCAAATTGTTTTGTGATTTGTTTGTTGCTGTTGTCAAACCATATCTTAACTAATGGAATAATAGCTACTGTAAAAAGTTGCAATATGAATTGCAAAATATAGTTCGCCATTTAGACTACCTCCAAAAGAAGAACACGCTATTCAGCGTGCTCTGTGCTTTCTGTAGTTTCTTTTGGTGTTTCACTTACTGTTGGTGTGACTACCTCTTTTGGTGCTTCTTCCACTTTAGGTGCTTCACTTACTGGAGCAACAACTTCTTTTGCTGCTTCCTCAATTGCTTTTAATTCAGCTTCTTTTCGCTTGAACTCCTCAACTGCTAACCTAACCATTTCACGTAAGTTTCCAAAATTAGGTACTTGTTCTAAAGTTTCAACCTCTGTAATAACCATTCTCATGTGAGTTTGTACTAAATAATCATTTTGTTTAAATTTTGCATGTTTTACACTAAATTTCATCTTAATTATCCCCCTCGCCGTGTGATAGATTGTTGCTATTTTCTCCGTGATTCTCATGTTCTTCTTCTCCTTCATCGTCTTGTGATAATTGTTCCATAATTGTTTGGACTACTTTTGTTAATGCTTCATCAAGTTGTAATTTAGTTATGTAGCGGTTGTTATCATCTTCTAACTGTTCTTTGTTTTCAGTGCGTTCAAAGGTGATTTCTTTATATTTAGTTGGTTCAACGTTTGGCACCCACTCAACAACACTTGTGTGGTCCACGATAACCTCATATAGTTTGCCATCAAATTTAAACTTATCACCTACTGAATAATCCGTGTTAACTTCGTAACTATCAAATGCATTGATAATTTTATCTTTGTTAGATGTGATTGTTTTTGGATCTAACACGTCTAAAAGTAACGTCATTAGTACTTTATCATTACCTTTATTCACTTTAGCGAAAAGCTTAGTTAATGCTTTCTCACGTTCAGCAACATCTTCTTTGTTACCTGCTAAAATACCAACTTGCTTATTAAGGTTAGCATATTCAGCAACTAGTGCTGGAGTTGCTTCTCCTGTGTACATCTGAACGGCAATTTGTTTTCTAATTTCTTCTAGTGTCTCTGCGTCACAAGCAGTTGCAAATTTCCCTGGTAATTCAATATTACCGTTAAAATAAATTCCTCCAGTATTCATATTAAAATATACGTTTACGCTCTTATATCCACCCGCTGTTGGATTAGGTTGTTTAACTGAAATTTCTAAAGCCATATTATTGTTCCTCCTCGTGTTCTTCTACTTTAGTTTCCTTTAATTCTTTAAGCTCTTTCTCTTTAGCCTCTAATTCTTCAGTTAATTTATTATAAGCTACTTTATAATGAGCTAATTGCATTGTTTTTTCACTCAATTCTTGAGCGATTAAATCTATTGGTTGTAATTGATTATCCATTGATTAATTCCTCCAGTTTGTTTTTTAATTTGTTATTTTCTTCTGACAATTCTTGTACTGCTTTGATAAGGTAAGGTATAGCGTCATAGTAACTAATTCTTAAATAATCACTGTGTGATTGCTTAGAATCCATATCCTTAACAACAAGGCTTTTTTCTACTGATTGAACTTGTTGAGCTATTGCTCCGATTTTTTCGAATTTATTATCTTTTTTCCAGTTGAACTCAACCATTTCAATTTTATTAAGTAAATCTACTGCCTTAACTTTAGTTGGTTTAATATTAGTTTTGAAACGTTTATCAGATACTGAACTTTTAACCCTGTTAATTTGTGACCACCAAATAACAGTAGTTTTAGCTCCGTAACTATTCGCATCTCCTTGAATATCTTGACCATGAGTATCAAGTCTGGCATTATACACATGTAATCCACCATAAAATGTAGCTGAACTTTTACAATTCATTCTACCTTGTCCATCAACCCACCATGCATTCGGTCCTGCTTGATTCCAATTATACCCCCATGCTGCCCAAATTTGAGCACCACGTGTCCCAATGTTGTGTCCTGGGTTTAATCCACAGTTGAAGTTATTTGACCCTGTAAGCCAAAAGTCTCCAGGTTGGTTCGGGTTCTTACCAATTCTGAATCCTCCAATATCACCTGTATAGGCTGAAAGCCAGTCAGTATCTAATTGAGTTGTTGAAATTTTAACAGTTTTTAAACTTCTGATGAAAGCGTCCTGCGCCCAAAGTTTAGAAATGAAAGCATTATGCGTTACTAGATTATTTATCAACCCATCATCTATCAATATATGCTTAGCTCTAACAGCGTTAGCAGCAATGATTTCAGAAGTGATACTACCTGCCTTATGGTGTCCAGTTTCTAAGGTTTCAGTTTTTATTTGTCTTCCCTCGATTGAACCATCAACAATTAATTCTGCACTTTTCTGTGGTACTATACTTAATTCATCAAAAATAGGTGTTCCATATCTATCTATTGTAAAATAAGCATTCTTTATTTCTTTCTCTCTTTCGTTTATTTTAAAAGGTACGGAAAACATCCCACCATTTATATATGTGGCACTGTCTACTCCAGTTACAAAATCACTAGTCCCATCTTTATATATTATTTTTATTGCAAACCTAAACCTATTTTCATAGCTATTAGTTCGTGCTTTTCCTTTAACTAAGAAATCTGTAGTCTTACCAATATCAAAGTCTTCACTAATTTGCATATCTTTCGTAAAGCTAGAATTTCTTCTATATTCAGATTTAACTAAATTCTCATTAGCTGGTGTAATGATTAGCTTGTTTGTAATAGCTTGAATACTTTCTGGACTAATAGAAAGGATACTCGCAAGGTTTCTTCCATTGAATACTTTGTTCGAACCAAAATCAATTCCATCAGCACCAACTCTTAGTTGTGAGTGTCTTACAGTATCGTTCAACGTGCTAGTAACAGTATTTAAAGTTTGAGATGTAGTTTGTTTCCATGTATTCAATTCATTAACATTTGTTTCTACATCTTCGGGTGCTGGTGTCCAGTCAGTAGCTATATTTCCTTTTTCAAGTTTAGGTAAACGGATATAAATTTTATCTCCATTGTTAAAGTTAGCTGTAGGGTTGTAAAATACAAATGCAAAAACATTAGTAAACTTGTTATTAAAAGTATGAGATATTCGTTGCCAACCAGTTGTTATATCTACTTGTCTCAATCCATTCGTTTCAAAACCAACATTACTTAATGTCATATTCCTACTAGCTTTAATTTCAATAGACCATGTTAACATCTCATTTTGGAATTGAGTTTTAACTAAATCTGTTAAATTAAAGTAAAAACCATAAGTATCACTACCGTTAACTTTAGTTAATATGATTGTATCTTCTGATACTGATTTGTCCCATTTATTCCAACTGTAAAAATTCTTTGAGTTTAAATTTTTACTATCAGTAATATAGTTTCTCCCACCAACACTAGTTGGAATAATGTTCCTAACATTACTAATCTCACGACTAAAACTATTAGCTGTTTCTTGAACTTTGTTTTCAACTACAGATGCAGTTGCATAACCTTTCTCGTTAACCCAACTTTCAATGCTACGTCTTGCAGCAGTCAATTGATTAGCTGTGTTATTTTGTACCCACATTTGCATGTTAGCAACTCTTACTCCGTCTTGATTTTTGTAATTCTCTAACACTGTTAATTGGTTGGTAATACCTCTAGCACTTTCAGTAAACTTGCTACTAAATTCTGTATTTTTAACAAAACCTTTATTATCAATAATTCTATTGATTTCAGTTCGTTCACGGCTTAATTGATTAGCAGTATCTCGCTGAACCCATTGCTTCAATGTTTCAGTTCGTGTGCTGTCTTGATTCTTGTATTCCTCAAGTGATGTAATCTTGCTTGTTAGTCCGTCTACACCTTTCTGAAATTCTGCTTTAACTGCACTCAATCCATCTTCATTTTTCTTTTTAACGGCTGTAAATTCTCTAGTAATACTAGTTTCAAGTTCTGTCACCTTGCTAGTAGCACCATTAACCAGTCCTCTAAGCTCTCTTACTGTTTCATTGTTAGAAATATCTTGAATATTATTAACTCTATCAGTTAAGGCTTGAATTTGCTTAGTTGCTTCTATTCTACTCTTACTTATTTCTAGATTAACTGCTTGAATTTGCTTTGTTGCTTCAACTCTATTCTTGCTTATCTCTAAGTTTGTAGCTTGGAATTGCCTATTGTAGTTTTCTACAGCGGTTGATACTTGCTCTCTAAACTGATTGATTTTTTCATCAAAGGCTTCACCCATTTTCCGGATTTTTTCTTCACTACTTAATAAGGCTTTTTCATATCCACCTTTTACCTTATCTTCAATAACTTTTGATTTTTCTTTAAAGAATCTGTCGAAAGCTGCTTCCTGTTCGGCAACTAAAGCATTTATTCTGGCAAGTACTGAATCGTTTTGAACTTGTAGTGATTCTAATTTAGCTGAAGTGCTATCAGTAAAGCTACTTCTACCATCTCCCACTTCTATCTCGTGATTTTCTTCAAGGATAACATCCCAAATTACCTTAACTACTTTCGCGTTCTCATTTAATATCCCTAACTCGTTGTAATAAACTTTTAATCTGTCGCATAAATCTATCTGTTCAAGTGCTGGGTTATCAAACACTCCCTCAACTTTTGATAAGTCTTGGTAGTTGATCTTTAAGTTAGTTTTCGGTACACCTACATTATTACTTTTAATGTAACTTTTGGCTTTACTTCTTAACTGCTCCACCGTTTTTAAGTTTTCATCACTTGAAAAATCAACTTTTAAAATTCTTCTGTGTGTGAATTTATTTAAGTGAGTGCTGTCAAGGAGTATTTCTGGTAATGTTATTAATTGTTCCCTGTTGTTATCATCAGTATATTTTTTAAAAGGAAAAACTGAAGTATAAGTTTCAAGTATTGATTGTTCTTGTTCTAAGTCTAACAAGTTTTTACCATAAGCAATGATGGTTGGGTTATCAATTCCCATGCTTCTGTGAAGTGTAATATTTAAGTTATCGAACTCATATTCACCACCCCAAACATCAAGAATTGAACCTGCTTTACCTCCTAATGCGTCACGGGCGTTTTCAATGTTTTCAACTTTCCATGTAGTAGAATTTAATGTACTTATATCAGATTGAACGAAGAACTCCTCACGACTATCTAACAAGTTATCTCGCCACGCTCTTAAAGCACCTACTGCACTAACGCTAGTAACTGTTATATCTGGTCTGATAGCGTTCATAGTAGTTTTAACTTGTGAAATATGTTGGCAGTAAATTTTAAATTCATTTTGTGTTTTTGTGATCTTTGATACTATGAACCTTTGATTTTTAGTTCTGTAACCTGCATCACTTTTGATATACATTCCCTCTTTAATTTTCTCTACGTCTTTTCCATTTATTGGATAATCAAATTCAAGAATGTATATCCCGTTTTTTTCTCTTGAAACATGGCATTTAGAAGCATCAGATAAAACTGATACTCCCAAATGTTCAAAATTAGTTTCATTTGCTTTATACAGTATAGGATAAGCCATTAAACTAGCGCCTCCCATCTTGGGGTTATTTCAACAACAAATGAGTTGTTATCCCATGAGATTCTGTTATCTCCTATTTCAAGGTGTGGAAATGGGTAAGTGAACACCTTATCGTACTGCGGTTCTTTGTTATCCCAATGAGCGGACTGCGTTTCACAGTCAATAACAATGTGTCCACTAACTCCTTTCAACCTAAATATTTGAGAATTAATATTCAAATTAATATCTCCTGTTCCCCTTAATTTAATAAGTGGGTTGGCTTTTCTACGTTCTGGGTTTCTTAATATTTGACCATTAGAAACTGTTATCTTATATAGTCCTGTTTTTAAATATTTAACAGGGTGTACTTTAAAATTTAGGATACATTTTTTCTTGCTTGTTAATGTTCCCTCAATTTTAAACGTTTCATAAAAGTACGCCTTATAAAGATATTCATTATCCCAACTCAAGCCAAAATCATACCATTTTGGCTTTATATTGATAAGATAATCATTTAATTTATTGATTATGTTTTGAATGTCAGCTTTTTCATCATAGATTTTAAATGGGAAAGTACGTTCAACTACTTTCAACCGTTTATTATCTTTGATTTTCGCACCATTAACACCGTCTATTTCAACTAAATCTACAGTTTGAGAAGAAGATTCCAGTTCTATTTCATCTACTAATCTTAATCCTAATTCTTTTGTATTTAGTTGATTGTAAAGGATATATTTAGTTATCATAATCTGTCTTTCTCCTCCTTAATTAAGAATTTTATTTGTTCGTATAGTTTACGAACATCTTCTTCAGAATTTGTACTTAAATTCTCTATGTGTAGCAACGCTCCAAAGTTGCTTGTTTTGTTGTTAGTAACGTTGTTACTACTTCCACCTGCTGTTGCAAATGATGGTACACCTTTAAAACTTAACATGTTCTCAGGTACAAAGTTAGGTTTGAATTTGTCGATTGCACGTTGATAAACGCTGAACGCTTTATCTAATACTGGCATGTTTTTAACCATACCTTGAGCAACCCCTCCTGTTAAGTGGCGACCTGTTTTTTTATCAGTAAGCCTCGATGGTGAGTGGATTTGTGCCTTAGCTCTCAACGCTCTATCAACCTCGTTAATAATTGCATTAGCTGCAGCAGTAACCGCACCTAAAGCCGAATACATACCTTGAGCAACTCCATTACTTACCTGTGCTCCAACGTTATAAGCAACTGGTACAATGCTTTGACCTACGCTTTGAACAGTATTCTTGATACTTTCCATCGCTGAACGAACGTTACCCTCGTTACTTCTTAACCCATCAGCAATATTTCTTCCTGCTTCTTCACCTGCTCTACGTCCTTCTTGTGCCATTTGTGAGGCTGTTTGTTGAAGAGTAGACACAAATTGTTGGCATGTGCTTTGAATAGATCCTAAGGCACTATTCATAGCCGAAGAAATGGCACTAGCTAACCCGTTCATCGCTCCACTAATGCTTGCAACCATACCAGATACTGTCGCTCCAACTGATGAAATCGAAGTACCTATCTGATTAATCTGACCTGCTACGCTAGTTGCTGTACTTCCTACTTGTGATAATGCACTAGTTAAGCCACTAACTACACCAGTTAATGCTCCAATTGAAGCTGAAGTTGTACCAAAACTTACTGCTAAGCTTGAAAGCACAACACCAAATGCACTAATCGATACAGTAACAGAACTTACTGCTGTTCCAATGCTTGTTATTTGAGTATTGAAAGCACTGATTGAACCGCTGGCAGTCATAAGTCCAGCTAGTGAAGTAGTGATGTTAGTACTAAATAATTGAACGGCTGTTGAAGTTGTAATCAAGATAGGTGGTAAGGCATTTAATGAAGTAGTTAAGCTTGTGATTAATGTAGGTAAGGCAGTAAATGCCCCTTGAACAGAAGTTGCTGCTTGACCTAACATTGATAATCCACTTGCCATAGTTTGCATTCCTGCCCCAGCCGTTGTCATTTCTCCAGCGTGAGCCGTTATTGCACCTACTCCAGTTGCCGTTGCTGTTAATGTAGCAACTAAATCACCTAAACTTAAATCAACAAGAGTTTTAACCCCCTCCGCAAATAATCTAAATCCATTACCTGCTTTTTCTGCTGATTCTCCTATACTTTGAATAACATTTGCCACTCCATCAAGTACTGTTCTTATTGAATTACCGATTGAATCAATAACTTCTTTAATTCCATCACACACAGTTTTAACTGCGTTACCGAATTTTTCAAAAGCTGTTCCAACACCCTCTAATACTGATTTTATTGAATTACCTACTGATTCAATCACGGAACCTACACCCTCAAGAGCTGACTTAATAGCATTACCAACTGAATCAATAATGCTCGCCACTCCTTGCAAGGCTGATTGAATAGCAGTACCAACCGAAGTAATTACAGTACCAACTCCCTCAAGAGCCAGTCTTACTCCGTTACCAAAACCAGTAAAGGCTGAACCTAATCCCTCGAGTACCGACTTAATGGCAGTACCTACAGATTGAATTACAGATCCAATTCCCTCGAATACTGACTTAATAGCAAGTCCAACTGATTGAATAACACTACCTAACGAAACTAAAACGGCTGATAAGCCAGTTCCTAATGCAAGAATAACTTGTGACACGGCACTTCCTAAGGCTTGAAAGACCTTAGCAACTCCATCTCCTTGAGTTCCTAAAAGTGCAAGTCCAGCACACACCATAAGAATAGCTCCACCCAATGCAAGCCACGTTGGAGGTGGAACCATTGCAATGGCACTTCCTAAACCTTTAAAAGCAATAGCAAGTCCAGTTCCTATACCTTGTGCAGCAGTTGAAATTCCAGTACCTAAAGCAGTAAGAACGGACGGAACACCGCTCAATGCTGTTTTAATACCAGTACCAATTCCCTTGGCACTTGTTGCTATCCCTTTACCTGCTGATTCTAACAATTTGCCAAAACCACCAAATATTTGTGATAAAGTACTTTTAGAACTTCTAGCTTTCTTTGTTACTTCATCTAAGGATTCAGTAGCGTTTTTCTTGAATAATTTAAACGGGTTTAACCCCTTAATTAAATCAATTCCTTTAGTTGCCAACTTGATAGCTTTAAGTGAACCTACAATTCCTAATAATGAATAAGCAATAGCACTAATCACGCTAGGTGGGAGTGAAGCTATTAATTTAGCAAAACCACTAATCACTTTAGCTACCACATTAACAACTAAACCTAAAGCATGTGCAAAGGTGCTAATTGCCCCACTATTTGACAAAGCTGTAACAAGCTTAGTTACTGCCTTTTGAACGTTGTTAAATGCACTAATAACGGCACTTACTGCTCCGCTATCATTCAACCCTTTCCATAGTTCCTTAGCCACTGTAACAACATTCTTAATTGAAGTAGCTATTCCATTAACTACTCCATCAATATCGATACTTTCTAAGAAACTACCTAACTTTTCAGCAAAGTTCCCAAAGTCTACTTTGTCTAGTGCGTCTGCAATACCTGAAATAGCTTTAATTCCGAACTTATTCACTTTCTCAAAAGCTGGCTGAAGTTTATTAGCTAAACTTTCTTTTGCTCCATCGATGGCTTGATCTATAGTTTTAAATTCAGTTGCCATTTTAGAAAAGCTATCATTGTTACCTACTTTTTTAATGGCGTTGAAAAAATCTTCTGTTTTGATTTTTCCATCTTGAACGCCCTTAACAAGTTCATCAAGTGACATTCCCATTTCCTTGGCAATTGCCGCCATACCTGCTGGGGTTTGCTCCATCATCAATTTAAAGTCTTGCCACGCTACTTTTGGCTTCGCCGCCATCTGGGTGGCTTGTTGTGATAGAGTCTTCATCGCTTGCTTAGGATTTTCTGCCGCTGCTGCTAAACCACCAAAACCAGTTACAAGCTTATCAGTTTCTTTTATCCCTACTGCTGCTAACTGCGAATAGGTTTGTGCCATATCTGAAGCACTGTAAATAGTCTTGGTGGCGTAGTCTTGCATAACGCCCTTAGCTTGTGCGATTTCTTCCTTAGACTTACCAATCATCGACATATTGCCTTCAAAAGTTTTCCAGGCCTTAGCTGAACTGTTTAATTCAGTTACCATTCCTCGAATACCGTTAGAAATACCACTAATACCTGCACTTATTCCAGCACTTACTAGATTTGCTCCTAACACACTTTTAAAGACTGAACCTGCCTTTGTTCCAGCACTTTCAAGACCGTTTAAGGCACTTTTTAACCGTCCGATTCCAGAGGTGGCGCCTTTCTCGTTCAAGTCAACATCTATTTTAACTTTTCCCTCTGCCATATATTAACCTCCTTTCTTTTAAATCAATCATTGATAGGAAGTTCATATTGACGTTGTAGTTTTCGCATGCTTTCCTTATATTCAGGACTATCATGTTTTTCTGGTTTGTAAGACCTAATCTTTACAACTTCCATAAATTTAGTATTTTCTGGAAGTCCATTTAATAAGGCATTAAACTTTCTCCAATGCAATTTACCTTGCATTTCTATTAAATCAATATTATACGCTTGTAAAAAAGAAGCAAAAATATAGTCTGAGTCGTATTTCAAACTATATAATTGCTCCTGTTCTTCTTCTATTTCCTTAACTGGCATAGGATTACCAGCTAAATCATATTCTACTGAATTAAACTCCTTATTTTTGATATGCTCTTTTATAATTTCTTTTAAAAATAATTCTACGTCCTCAATTGAGTATTTCTCAAATGATTCACCTGTTAACATTATCATTGCAAAGTGTGGTTTCTGAAAATCTTCAAGATCACTAGAATTAAGCATATCAAACAACCTAATTACATTATCAAAGCTAAGATTAAGCTTATAAACTTCACTACCAACGATTAATTCATCTTCTAATTTGTAAGCTAAATTAAGCATGGTCGATATTTAGATACTTAATCAGCTTATCTGGAGAATAACTGCTTCCTAATTCTTGAGTTATCCCAAATAGCGTTTGAAATACCGCTAGTAACGTTGGCATACAAGATTTGTTATAAAGATTATAAACTTTCTCAAAAGTTTCTTCATCGAATAACTCAACCCATAATTCTTTAGCTAAATCATAGATTAATTTAATATCTTCTGTTGTTCCTTTTAGTTCTCCAATCTTATCTTTAACTACACCTGCTTTTTCTTCTACGTTCGCTAGTTTCAGAATATTTTCATCACTAGTTACAAACTTTAATTCAAACTCTCCAAAATCAACTGGAATTACATTTTCAAATTTCTTAATTACTACCATGCTTAAATCCTCCTAAATTATGCTACTGCTGTTTGTTTTGGCAATGTTGTCCATTTAATCGTACATTCAAAGTTTTCAAAGTCACTTGCGTCACCGTCTCCAGCTTTAATCTTAGATACGATTGCTACTGCTTCCCACGCTGTCTTACCATCTGAAGACACTACTTTGAACCATACTTTTCTATCATCTCCAACCTTATATCTAAGGTCAGCGATTAGTTTTTGTGCGTCATCTTCTACATCGAAGTTCCCCTCGAATGAGAACCCAGCTTTAACTGATTTTACAGTTTCCTCTGGTGTACCATCTCCATCGTACCATGCTACATCGTCAGTATCTTCATCTGTTTCATCGTTAACAGTTTTAATATATTTTGCTAACAGTTTGTACTGTTCTTTTGTTGGTGCTGTTGTAGCGTTCGCCTTATTAAAAGGTGCTACAAAATGTTTTCTCAATGCGTTTTTTTGTCTAGCCATTTAATAAATCTCCTTCAATTTCAATTTTTGATACTATACGTAAAGTATAGATAAAGTAATCTTGCTCATCACGTCCATTAACTGCAGGCTTTCCAACCTCTAGTCCTAAGAAGCGATAAGTATTGTTTGCACTAGGTAATTGCAAATTAAATTCAGATAGTGCGGTGTGGATAGTCCACAAGATAGAGTTAGCTTTTTGGTTGTCCATGCATTTTATGGCAATTTCAAAAGGTAAACTAATTTCTTGTGTTCCATCCATAAATAATCGCTCTACCTTACCACCTGCAATTAAATTAACCACTAAATCATCTGATTCAATGAAATAATCTAATCTAGCTACAAGTGGCAAATTTAAAGAATTAATATAATCACAAAGTACATCTTGAAAATCAATGTTATTAATCATCTTATTCCTAATCCTTTCTTAGCTACTTCTTCCCAATTTTTCATCTTGCTATTAGAAGCTTTTTCAGTCCATTTGCTACCAGTACCAGGGGTTGTATATTTTCTGAATCTAACGATTCCATTTGTACCATAGAATTGTGCTCTAGCATATACCGTCCCCCAAATGGCGCTACCGTTATCTTCGTGTCCAGTTCCTCTTAAAATTCCTTTACCATCACTTGGCACATAGTTTTCACTGTCAATAACAACTTGATTAGCTACCATTATCCTGGCATTTTTAATATTACCTGGTCCGAATTTCTTCTCCATAGGTGATAAATCATAAGATACTTTTAGCGACATCTAAATCACCGTTAACTCATAAGAGAATACTTTATTTCCTAAATAATTAGTTTCAAAACTAATTACCTTGTATTCTCCGTGTTGGTCTGTGATTTTAGCTTGTAACCAACTATCATTAACAACAACATTATTAAATTTAGGATAAATAAATAAGGTTCCCGATTTGTTCCTTGTGATATTTGTTAAGCTTTGCGTGTTTGTGGTCTTATCTAAAGAACTTCTATCAAACCGAACGAATTTTATTTCAAACGGTTCTTTAAAAGTGATCTTTCCCCATTTGTCTTTTTCTCCTGCCAAACTTACAGTTACAGTATCAGTTAAAAAGCGTTTATCTATCATAGCAAACACCTCTATAACCGAAACCAACGCTTTTAAGTAGGTTCATAGTGTCTAACGCTAAATTATACTTACTAGCTTCAATTTTAGCTGGACTACTTCCACTACTGCCATAATTAACAGTAGTTCTTCCAATACTCAAACTACCTAATGAATGTTTATCTTCAGCAGTAAGTATTCCAGTTTCATTTAAGTAGCGTATTTGATTAGCAATAGCAAGCTTTACAGCTTTCTTACGTGGTGGAAAATCATCTTCTAAATTATTATTTTGATAAAAGTAATTTGTATATAAATCTACTGCCATTTCTGCCTTTAGTTTTAATTCTGAAAATTCTTCAATCTCTGCAAAACCTAATTCTTTGTATTCTTCCAAAGTTAAATAACTCATTGTTTAACCTCCTAAAAAGAGGCTGAATTATTCAACCTCTTTAGTTTCTTTTTTCTCTTCTACTGGAGTAGATGTTGGAGTGTCTTCTTTAACTTCCTCTTTTACTTTTTCTAGGTTAGTTAAGGCTCCCTCACCTAATGAACGGATAATTTCTTCTGCACGTTTTTCTGTGATATCCAGTTCTGTACCTTTAGATACTTGCTCATAAGTATCTTTATCTGTAAAATCTCTGTTTACTAAATATTTAACCATCTTTATTTCCTCCTATTATGCTAACGGTGTAGCGCTTGTAACTTTAATGATTGCTTTCTTGTTATCGTCAAGAACGAATGTACCACCTTTAGCAGCAGCTTGAAGTTTTACACCGTCAAAATCTTCAGCTTCTACTGTTCTAGCAGTTTCAATTCCGATGAATGGAATTACAATTCCATCTGGAGAGAAGATTGCAACAACATTATTTTCAAAATATTGTTCAGGTACTACAATTAATTCAATGTTTTTATATTTTACTAATCCATTAGTATCAATATTTATATTTGAACCTTTTGATTTGTTAGTTGAAGCCATATCAATAATGGCGTTATAAACTTGCGCTCTGATATAACATTTGATTGGTGCGTTGATTTCAGTATTAGTCACGTAAACATTTACTTGATTAAATAACTTCTGAATATTAGTTTCATCAAGTTTAGCAAGCTCTTTTGTTTCTCCAGCATTTGCTGATAAGAATTTTCCAATTCTCTTGTTAACTTCTCTAGTTTGTGCTTCAGAATGTAATCTTAAACGGTCTGCTACTGCTGCATTTAAGTCATTATTTACTGTGTAGCGGTCGATTCCCTCATGAATTGCTAATGTGTAATCGTAACCTACTTCTGTATCTTGGTAGATTACTTCTTTTAATTCTCCAAAACGGCTTCCTGTTCCAGTTCCTGCTCCAAATACTTTTGTTGAATCTGGGTTGTAAGTTCCAACTACTACTGGTGTAGCGTTAGTTTTAACTAAGAAAGCCTTAGAATTAAATTGTACTCCGTCTAATGTTTGAATTGGAGCTAATACTCCTGCGAATGCTTTTTGTACGTTGAAAATCGTTGATAGCATTTGTCTATATTGTGGTGCGTACTGACGTACTGGTAAATTGTTATTGTTTGTTGTCATTTTTAAAATTCCTTTCTTATTGTGTATATTGGTCTAAAATTGCTTGGAACGGGTCAACACCTGCTGTTCCGTTTCCGTTAGGGTTGCCACCAACTGTAATCTGAGGTGTAGTTGGTTGTTGTTCTTGTTCAAATAAGAAAGGCTTACTTTCTTTTAACGAATTAACCACCTCATCAAGTTTAGGCTTCCCATCATCTCCTAACTCAACCTTATCTACATCGATAAGTTTCATTAGAACGTCGCTATCATGTGCCTTAACATCTTTTAATGCTAATGCGATAGCATTTGTTTTATTGATTTGTGCCAACTTGTTATCACTATCTACCTTGAATTGGTTGTATTCTTCCTGTAATTTCTCTAACGCCTGTTTAACATCTGAATTAGCTTCATTACTTTTAGTTAAATCTTCAAGTTTAGTTTTTTGTGATTCTAGTTGTGCTTTTAATGTGTCATTCTCAGCAGTTAGTTCTAACTTCACTTGTTGCTTCGCTTTCTCCAACCCTGCACCGTACGCTTGCATGATTTTATCGATTGCGTCCTTATCTGTTACTCCTGCTTCGATTAACATATCTCGTTTTAAGCTCATAATTTAAGCTCCTTTCGTTTTACGTCCTGTAGACTAAATTTTTAGCACTATTACACCGCGCAAGGCATAAAAAATAAGCCTTTTAACGTCATGCTTAGGACGAAAATGGAAAAATCAACCAAATTTTCCATTTTGAATTGTATTTTTATATTGAAAATGGAAATTAAACGGTTTAATTCCATTTTGGGTATAATAAAAACACCTAGTAAAAATTTACTAAGTGCTTAAAATTTCATTTATTTTTTCTTCAGTCAAGTCTTTCCATCTTAAATTATTCTTTTTTATATATTCACTTAATTTTCCCATGTCAAGCTCGGGATAAAGATTTTCTGACGCTGTATATCTACTATCTGTTGCATGTTCATCGAACTTATATAGTAATTTGTCTTCAATCATAAAAGTTACTCCTTATAATATTTTTTAATTAAATAATTGAAGGCTTCATCTTCTATTATCATACGGTCTCCAAAAAGAACAGTAGCTCCTAATGTTTTTGCATAATGGTCCTTCAATTTAGTTTTACTATCGAAATACACAGCATCGAAATTATTATCTTTAGCTTCTTTACAAGCATGTGCAAATAAATGTGCACCAACACCAGCGTATTCACCATCTTTTCCATAATTGTGTGGTGCTGTTTCCACTAATTTTACATACACTGCATTTGAACTGCTATCTAATCTTGTCGCTATTAAACCTTGAATTACTTTATCATTTTCAAGATATAGAGCTGAAATATTCGAATCTGTTTCCTTTGTCCAGTCGAATTTCCATCCTTGTAAATCTTTAGATTTCGGTTTATAAGGTTTAATTTCAGTATTTATTTCTTTGCCAGTTTTCTTATCTTCAAGACAATTTGTAAACTTGTCTATTTTTATATCTACACCTTTATTATACACCTTTTCATCCCCTTTAGTAAGCACTTTTTGAGGATATTTTCCAATTACAGTTGGATTTTTTTCTATAAGACTTTTTCTTCCAGTTTTGAATGTTTTTTCTTTAAGTTTAAGCTTAGCTTGTAGTTCTTTATCTCCTAATTCTTTAGCTAGTATTTGCTTATCCTTGTTAATTCTAATCTCACGATCAAAAGCTTTCAACCTTGCTTTATCTAAAGCGTTTTGTTTTGCTTGTTCCTCGGTTAGATTCTCCAAATATTCTGGTAATTCTGGCTTGTAATTAACACCAACTACAAAAGGTGTCAGATAGTGTCCGCAATTTATTCCTAAACAACCTCCTGGGCTTCCATATCCATAATCTGGTAAACTTAACACCCGTTCACCGTTAATTGTCCTTGCAACTCCTTTAGTTACTATCTGATGTTGTAACGGTGCGCATAACTCTCTAGCACTAGATTTGGCACTGTAATAATAAGTATCTATCCCTAAATCATCTGCAGGCCTTTCTCTCATTTCTCGATAAGTTCTGAAAGTTGTAGTTCTGATTACAGTTTTTGCATATCGCTCAACCGTCCATATTCTTCCTCCTCTATCTCTAAAGGCTGTAAATCCTCGCTCATACATTTTTAAAACCGCTTCTGATAATGCTTTTTCATGAGACTTAGTTCCAGAGACTACTCCAGCTACTGCACTTTCTAATGTCTGCTTGTAATTCTTTTGTAGTGCTTTTGGCATTGTAGTATTGATTAGATTATTAACTTCAAACATCGTTTGCTTAGCTAATGAATTAAGACTATCTTGAACTAAAGGATTAGGAGTTGCATCGGATTTTAGAGCCTGTGCCAATTGTTGGTGGCTATCTTGGTATATCTTAAAGCCCTCATTAGCTATTACATCTCTGAATACCTCCTCTGCAACCCCACTATATTTAGAAATCAACTTAACATTTTCTTCTGTGATTAAATGCATATCGTTTAGTTTTTCTAACTGCCAAACATAGGGATTATCGATTAAATCAGCTGTTCCACGTTGTTTTAGTCTTCGAACTATGTTCTTCATCATTTCCATGGATAATTCATGGAATAAACCTTCTACTTCTTTTGACTTTATCCAATAATTACCATCATTATTCTTTATCTCCATAGATTACCTCATCAGTTTCATCTAGGTTCGGTTGTACTTCTTCATTAATCTCATTTAACATCTTGCTTGCTTCTTCATCAGTCACCCCTAATACTTTAGAAATGGCATACTGCTTACTAACAATTCCACTTGCTAATGCTTTTACCCAATAATCAAGTTCTGCGTTTCTATCTGTGAACACTCCATCATCAAGGTTAACTGAAATATTTTCTAACTTAGGTATTTCACCGCTATATATTCCGTGCGCTTTACCTAATTCACAAATTGATACTACAAGCTCTTTAATTGAATGTTCCACTAACGATACAATGCTGTTTCTTAATTGGAATGTATCTGAGTTTTCACTAACGACTTCTGTTGCTGTCTTCATCGTTTTACCATCAAAACTAAACATTCCACCACTAACTCCAACTTGCATTTCAAACATAGCTAATCCTTTGTTAATGGCTTTAATGTAATCATCAGCTCTAATAGGTGTAGTTAAATCAACGATTTTATTATCATCAATTCCACCCCCAATTTGAACAAACACATTTTGATCAGTTTCAAATCTTCGTTTTGTTACGAACTTATTATCTTTTCCAGCCTGAAATGTCATATTTGTTAAACCATCTGGAACAGCTACTCTTCTTTGTCCCATCTTTATTTCCCACATGAATTCATCATATGTTCTATTAATGAAATCAATCGTTGTTTTCGCATTATCAAATATCGATAACCCCAATGGACTGTTAATATCTTTGTTGTTCATTCCAGGTGTTTTTAAGTAAGTAAATAACGGCCTACTTAATCCTTTAATCACAATGTTTTCTTCAAGATTCTCATACAATTCACTTAACAACGTTTGACTACCAATTGTATCAGCGTTGTTTGATTTATACAGCTCATTAGTTATCGTTAAATCATCATTATTCCACTCGTGGAACTCAATTAAGGTGTAATATGTATTAGTTTTACCTTGACTTTTAACTGATTTAGTAATAATTGCAGCACTGCTAACATCTTGCATATTGCTCTGAAGCGGTAAAAATACTGGTGCTTGAATGAATGCTATCTTAATAGTTTTACCATCAAAATAAGGCCTCATTGCCATTCCACCTAGCGCTAAACAACTCTCAAGATATCGTTCAAAATTCTTGTTAAATCTGTCATTTAAAAGAATATCGTTAACAAACTCATTAATTGTTTCATTATCAACTGTGATCTCTGCCTGTTCATTATAAACTAAACCTGCTATCTTTTTACAAGCTGTTCTTGCTAATGGTAAGTGATTAAACTTCCTTGTGCGCTGTTCTCCATCCGTGTTAAGGTAGGTAACATCGCTAAACTTACTCTGGAAGTATGTTAAATTGTTTTTTATTCGGTTGTATTCTTCTGAAGATACAACTATCTTCGGATGGTCTAATATGCTTGTTAAACTACCTTGCATGGTGTACTTGCTCCTTTTAAAAAAATTCTTAATAATTTGTATAAGCCCCATTCTTGTTACTCCTATACTTTTAATCCTAATAATTTTGCATTATCTAAAACAAAATACTTAAATTCATCGACTGTGTGATCATCTTCTTTGATTACTTTTGGTTCAGGTGTCTTGATGGTCTTCTCGTCGTACCTGTACATTTTATGCTCTTCGATAAAAATTTTGTTGTTTTCATTATCTAAATAAAAAAATCTTCCTTGCGCTAATAAACTTACAACCATATCAATCATAGTTTGATTTTTTCTTTTTGCTACTGGATTCCATCTAATCCCAAAATCTTTAAAGTACTGATTCCTTAACGCTCCCTCTGCACTATCTATTGTTAATCTAATAGTTGGCACATTATACAGTTCTTGCACGCTAGAAATAAAATCATTAATCATAATAGTTAAATCATTAGGCGCAGCTTTAACAGCTCTTCCTGCTGGTGAATAATAGAAAGTATCCAATAAGATCACATTCCCTTTAGCAGTAATGCCATAAGCTCCACACGCTGTCGCACTTTGTTGGTGTCCTGTATCTAATGCATAAGATATTCCCATGATTTTATTATTGCTAGGTAATTCCTGTAATGGATGAAAACATGCCATGTTGTAGACATTATTCCCAATTCCCACTGGTTCACCTAAATAAATATATAGATAATATTCATAGTCATTTTCTTTTATTCTGTTAATATCTGCTAACATTTGATCAGTAACAAATCCTAATTCATCGTTTAAATAACTTGATTCATGCACTAGATAATTTTCAACGGTTTTCATTTCTTCGCTCCACTCATTAATCCATGCATAAGGATTTCTAGGTGGATTGTAGCTCCAGAAGAATTGCACAAAAGGTATTAATCGGTGTTTTTGTCGCATAAAAGTAATGTTAGTTTGGTCGAATTCCTCCTGGCTGTCAAACTCGGCAGCCTCCTCATACCATACAGCAATAATATTATTAATATCATTTGATTTTAACTTTTGGAAGTCATCTGCGCCATAGAAATAAAAGCTTGATCCAGTTCCTTTATGTGTAATTTTAAACGGAGATACTGTACTTTTAAATGAATCGGTTAATCCATACATGTTTATGGCCCAATTAATTTTATTAAAGACACTATCTCGAATAGTATTTGCTACTTTTCGGATAACAACTACATTAGCTTTCTCACCTTTAGCTATCATTTTTGACATATCTTTGACTAATTTTAAAGCTATTACAGATGATTTAAAGCTGTTCCTACCACCTTTTAGCACATTGTAAGGTACTTTAGAAAGCCAAACATCTTTGAAATGTGGATTCACATTCTTTTGAACATCAAACCTAGTCATCTTCCCACCTGTCAACAATTATGATGTTTTCAGAAGCGGTTGCACTTTTCTCTTCCCGTGCTTGATGGATTTTATTTAGGATATCTGCAGCTTTAATTCTGTCTTTCGCACTAACATCAATATAAGTTGTTTCCTGAAAACCTTGTCCCATTCCTATTAACGTTTGTTCTCGCTGTTCTCCTCTCATTACAGAGGTTAAATATTCAAGAACTTCTTGCTGCGTTGCTGTCTTCTTAGATTCAATCTCTTTCATCCGTTCATCGATGTAAGATTTTATTCCTACATTTTCCAACAATTTGTGACTTTGTGATTTTGCATAATTTATACTATATCCTACTTTAATTGCTGACTGCATCGCATTTCCGCTTAAGATGTACTCATCAGCAAATTCTTTTTGTTTAGTTGTCAATTTCGCCAATTTTCCACCTCCATTTCAGGCAAAATAAAAAGACAGTCGTTAAACTGTCTAGGGAGTAAATTTGATAGGCGATTTTAGGTAGAGATTTAATACTATGAAAAAAAAATAAAAAGTTTACGGTACACATCTACTTATAAAAAATCTAACTAATAACAATCTCTTGGAGTCCTCTACCTAAAATCTTATATTACTATTATAGCACTTACCTACTTACTTTTGTTTATCTCTTATTACTTTGTTTTATCTTTTTTTACTTTTTGAAAAAACTTGTCAATTTTAACAGCTTTTAGCGCTTCGGAATGTTTTCTGTTTCTCGTATTAGCCTCAATTTTTAATAAGTGATCAATTTCTAACCAATCTTTACAATCGAAATATCTATATTGTAATAATAATCTATATTGCAAATC